TGATATTTGGATATACCGGCGGCCCGAAATTGGCGATGGTTTGAATAACACCCTGGGCACCGCTGATGACGGCCTGAACTATTTTTATCTTCTTCTCCCGCTCAAAGGCTTTCTTCTTGATCTGCGCTGTCTCCCGATCGCGATCCCTTTCAATCTGCTTCGACTTATTGTTATAAGCCGTTTCGCTGATGATCTTCCGGTCGTAAAGATTTTTGATGTTATCTTTTTCGGTATCTGCTGTACGGTTGATGGTTTCAATGCGGGCCTGGTCCTTTTGATTTTGGATCTCATTGATGGATGATAACAGGCCAAGGATCTGCTGGGCCGCATCAACAATGCTCTGGAACTCTTTCAGGTAATGCTCCTGCGTTACCTGGGCACGCATCAGGTCATACTTCTTCCGGATGGCCGCTTTCTGCTTTTCGGTGAGCTCTGTATTGAGCAGTTCCTGCTGCTGCTCCAGGTCAAGTACATGCAACTGGGCCTTTAACCTTGCCTTCCCGGTCGTGAGAGTAACATCGGCCGCGGCATCGGCCAGCATGCCTTTAATATCCTGTGGCAGGGCACCACCTACAAGGCCACCAAGGCCACCGGCGGCTGCGCCTGCTCCACTGCCCGGCAAGTATTTATCCTGCAGGGCTTTCAGCTTTTGGAAATGGATCTCCTGCAGTTTAAAGAGCGCATCGTTGTATTGTTGCTGGGTGAGTAGTTTTCTGTTAAGTCCTTCTTTGAGCTTTGCCAGATCCTTGTCGTAGCTTTCATTTACTTTTTTCAGCTCATAGAGCATTGGCGAAAGCACCGATTTGTCATACTCATCGGCGTTCTGCTTCAGCATATCATCCAGTTCTTTCTGGAACTGCTTCATTTCCCTCAGCGCATCGGCCAATCGCTTTTTTGCGGCGCTTTCATCTTCCTTATTGATGTCTTCATTGAGTTTTTTCTTACTGTCAAGAACAGTTTGGGAAACCACTTTCTCGGCTCCCTCCACAAGTCTCAGGTCTTCGATATATCGCTGGGTGAGTTGTAACTGGCGCTGCCGGTTATTCTTATCTGAGCTGGCCAGGAATGCGGCGATTTCTTCCTGCGTGGTCTTAAGGATGGATTTATAACTGCCCAGCAGCCTTTTTTGAGTATCAATATCCTTACTCGCCAGATCCGTTAATAAAGAAGATACCCGTTTATTAATATCCTGGCCAACGCCGGCAAGAAATTCATCTGCTTCCCCTCCCTTGGCTAAATTCCATATTCCCATTACCGCTTTTTTAGCGGAGTTGAAATAATCCCTTATGCCGTTGATGGCGCCGGCAAGAAAATCAAGCGCTGTTTGTAGTACCGGCAAAAGATTATTACCGATCTCTTCCTGCAGATCCTTTACATTTTGCTTGGTGGTGGCCAATGATCCGGCATAGCTTTCGCTGAAGGTCTTCGCCGCTCCCTCCACTTTACCGGCCAGGTCGGTGGTAATGATGTTGAATCGCTCTGTTTCATTGCCCGCTTCCTTTATATCGATACCGTATGTTTTCAGCGCCTTGGCATTGCCTTCCATGGCCCGCAGGATCGCGTCTGTTGCTTCTGGCAGGGATATGCGGCTCTTGGCGGCAAAGTCAATAATAATAGGCGCCAGCTTACTCATCTGCGCCTCTGTGAGCTTACCATAGGTTACCAGCTTCTCAAATACGCCAACCACATCATCGTTGTCCAGGTACCCCACACTCTTGGCAAGATCATCGGCCTGCTTGGTAAGCCGATCAAACGCATCGCTTCTGCCCGCATTATCCAGCGCATTGGCAAAGCGATCGGTAGCCTCCTGCGCCTGTATCGCTTCGTCAACGGCTCCCTTAAAAAAGCCAACAGCGGCGGCAATGCCCAGCACAGGCATAGCTTCTGCAAAAAGAGCTTTTAATCCCCCAGTCTCTTTTTTTACGCTACTTATGCTGGCGCCTACCCTGTCGAGTTCAGTACTGGCCTTTTGAAATTCCTTGAACTTGGCGGCGTACCCTGGGGCGTCTTCGCTCATGCGCTTAAGCTCATTACGCAGCCGGCTCACCGTGGTCTGCATCTGGTTGAAGCTGGGGCGCAGGCCCTTGTCGATCTGATCCTGCACCGCCTTGATGTCGTTCTGCACCTTGTTCAGCTTCGCTATCTCGCCAACCATGGCCTTACCGGCATCCTGCCCCTTCTTGATCTTGGCGGTAAGCACATCTGCATTCTTCTGCAGGTTCACCAGCGCCTCATTAGCACTGGCGTGGTTGATGTATATGCTGGCGGTTTTCCGGCTGAGATCGGCCATGGTTACTTAATTGTAAGGTTATTGATGACGAATGTGCAGTCGGCTTCAGCAACGATCTGCTGCAGCTCCGGCATATTGCGGTCCACGGGGTTGCTGTACCACCGTGCCGGCCGCCGGGTGGTTTGTCCTACCATGCTGATGGGCGTACCCTTGCCCACTCCCTTGTGCCGGAAAACGCCGCTACGGGGCATTCCGAAACTCAGTTTATCGATCATGCCGGCCTTCTTTCGGTATTTGCGGGTAATGCTGTTGCTGAGTGCTTTGGGGCTGGGGCTTTTGGGGCGGTGTACAATGCCTAATGCGGAGATCTCGCTCTTGATGGCCGCGAATGTTTTATCATCCCAACTCAGTATCTTTTCGTTTTCGTAAGCGATATCTGCCATAATGAAAAAGGTGCCGCAGCTTGCGGCCGGGCACCTTGGTTTATCGGTTTGAAGAAGCCTTATTCTTTGGGCGGATCAACGGGCTTGTCAATCGGTTTAGCGGATTTCTTTTCTTCCACTGCTTTTCCCTGCGCTTTCTCTTTAATGAGATTGCTGCCACGCTCTACCATGCCTGCTGCCATTTCAACGGTGATCTTGCTCAGCGGCCCGTTGTAAGTACCGGGCTTCTGAATATGCTTATCGATGCTGATGAGCGCCTCATAACGGGCGTCCACATCGGGGTTGGTGAATTTGATCGGTTCTGCCATGATTGGTTATTGTTTTGATGATGATGGCTTATGGTTTCAGGTCAACATCGCCGCTGTAGAAGAACTTCTTATCGCGGACGGTTACTTCCACCACGTATTCCTTCAATCCTTCAGCAGTGGTTTTACTGCCACCACTTACGGTTGCGGTTGGTGCCAGGCAATCATCGCCAAACTGCACATATTGGGTGGTGTTCTGGCAATCCTGGTCTTTTACCAGGAAGATGCAATCATCGTTCAGCATATCGCGGACCTGCTCCAGTGTGCTGGCATCATCGCCTAACAGGATGAATTTGCATTTGTGGTTCAGGCTCTTGGCGCCGTCTTCACCGGTGCTTTCAAAAGTGCTTTCAACGCTGTGTTTTTTGGTGGCCCAGCTTATCCAGCCGTCGGTCAGCGGATCGGTAAAAACGTGATCACCGGTGATGGTCACCTTATCGCCTGCGCCACTGGGCGCTCCGGTTGGGTGAGCCATGCTCTGGAAGGTATCAACGGGTGCAAACAGCACTATGTTCTTATAACCGCCCTGCATGTTGGTTTGATCGGCCTTGGTGCGTGCACCATATACATTTGCCATGGTTGAACTTTTTTTGGTTTGAGGTTATTATTGTTATGCGCCCTTGCGCTTGATGCCTCCGAATCCGATCTCCACCAGGTGTTTTAACAGGTCGGGATTGGTGAGTGCTTCGCTTGCCAGCACCCGCTTACCATCAAGATGAAATGCCGGAACCGTAAACAGGTATTCTTCCTTCTCCACCTTAAAGCTTTTGGTGGGGATCTGCGGCTTTGGCTGCGGAACCGGGGCAATGGGTTTACCCGCCTTGGCGGTAGCTTCCAGTTGCTGCTCCAGTTCTTCCAGCTTCTCCTGCAGGCCCTCATTGGCGGTCATCGCGTCTTTGAGTTGCTGATCCTTTTCAAGCAAAGCCTCATTCGCGTCTTTCAATTTGTCCCGCAGTTCTTTTAATTCGTCTTTACTCATAATTGACTATAATCGGTCGAACAATTTCATGCTTGATATGGTAAGCACCCGGGGGTTAGCCGGGTGTGTTTTTCTTATGACTGGTCATTCACCATCAACAAATCCAGGTCGTTGATCTCGCAGCCTACGGGCATCATCAAACGGGTGTCGATGATGTTGTATCGCGGCGTAGGATACACAGATACCTGGTTGGTATCGGTACCGAATACCAGGTTGTTCTTAACCGTGGCGATCAGGCGGCCGCTGGTGCCCATCCAGGATACCGGGCGGAGAACAGCATTTTCGTTATCCAGCGGGTAGTCGCCCACTTCGTTGGGTCGGAAATTGATGTTGTTCAGCGTGCGGTAGTGCTGGGCGTATTTGCGGGCCGTTGCATAGCTGCAATACACGATGAAGCCCATTTCCTTCATCTTGATGGGGAAGCTGGCATCGTTGGTGAGCAGTTCCACTTTGGTAACTGCATTGGCATTGGTGAGGGCGCCGGTGGCCACAGCGGTAATGGTTGCCAGGGTGATCTCGGCGTCGATAATGGTGCCCCATCCATTACATACATCTTCCGGGGCATCGCCTGCTCCATCGCGGATGCCGCTATAGATGGTGGAGGTGTTCAGGTGCTCCAGGAACTTCTCTGAAAGGAAGGCAAGGGCGCCTTCGTACATCATCTTGTCCTTCATCGCCGGGTCGGCCAGGTAGGTATTCCGGAAGTCTTCGAAATCGAAGGGGAAATCCCATTTGGCCATATAGGCGGTGAGGATGCGATCGCTGTAAACGGCTCCCTGGCTGTCCTTATCATCATTGGAGCGATAAGGGCGTGGCGCACCGCGGCTGCTGAGCTTGGTCAGCGACTGGGGCGCATTCACATTGGTACGGATCTGGATGCCCTGGTTGGCCAGGTTCCATTTCAGTAATGCCTGGGAAAAGATAGAACCGCCGAACTGCAAAAACGCATCGGTGGTTATTTGGATGTCGGAAGATGCCATGGCTTTATTTTTTTACTGTGGTTATGGTGATGAATTTTTTCAATGGGTTATCGGGCCTGTTTTCGGCCCAGCAGGTACGCCACCCAGGTACTCACCTGCGTTCCGGTTGTTGCGACGGCCACTTTGTAATATTTATAGGGCGTCTTGGTCAGGTACCAATAATGACTGTTGGTGGTCTGGTTGGCGATCGTGAGGGTATCTGCGCCAATGGCCACATAGTTGGAGTTGTCAACGCTTCCATACAGTACCGCCGTTCCTGCGGGTGTGCCGCTTGTCTTGGTACCGATGACCTGGATGGTCATGATGTCGAAATTGTTGATCTCACCGCCCAGCGTGGCAATATGGGTTTGCGTTACCGCATTGGTATTGGTATTGCTGCTGGCCGTCATGGTGAGCTGTGCATTGGTGGTTTGGGCCACAAACAGGCCGATGGCGAGGATGAGACAAAATGAAAGGATCTTTTTCATGGTTTTATAGTTGTGTTTTTTATGAATGGGTTTAATTGAACTGCGCCTTCATTTTTTGTTTTTGGTGATCAGCGCTGGTCATGAATTTTGCTTTGGGATCGAGTACCGGGTCGGCGCCTGCCGCAGGATCCGGGGCCACGTTGGCCGGCTTGCCACCCATCTTCACCACCTGCGCTGTAAGGGCGGTGATCTGCGCCTGCAGGCCGGCATTGGTTTCCTGCTCAGTGGTAACAGTAGCCTGTAACTGGTTCATGCCGTTATTGGCTTCGGCCAGTTGGCTGGTCAGCTCTTCAACCTGGGCCTGCTGTGTTGCGGCATTTGTTTGCGCTGTTACCAGGGTGGCTTCAATGCTGTTCAGGTGTTCTTCGGTGAGAGCAAACCCGGTATTATCCACCAGTTCAAAAGCATCTGCCTTTGCGGCGGTAAGGGTATTGGGGAAAGCGGTTGCGGTGGTCTCCATCTTTTTTTGTTTTGCGGTTGCCAGGGATTTGGCGCGTTTTATCGCGGTGTCCAGGCTTCCTATTTTATCAACAAGGCCATGCTTGATGCCCTCTTTTGCCATGTAAACTTTTCCGGTCAGCACATTTTCTTTGTTCAGATCGATCTTCCCGGCCCGGTTCGCCTGCACGCTGCTGGTGAAGGAATCATTCACAGGGTCGAGCATCGAAGTGATCAGTTCAGTATAATTGCCGCTTTCGCTGGCATTGCTGAACATCCGGTTCTTATCGGTGCTTTGCGTGGCATAAGCCGTATGTATCTTAATACCGCGTTGCTTGTAGGCTTCCGTAAAGTCGGCCCACTGGATCATGGTACCAATGCTGCCTACCATATCATGAGCAGTGGAAGCGATCACTTCGCTTGCGCTGCTGCCGATCCAAAGGGCGGCGCTGGCCATCATGCCATCCACAAATGCAACCACCGGTTTGGTACTGGCTTTAATGGCATCGGCAAAAACCTTGGTGCCGTCAACTGATCCGCCGGGGCTATCGATCTGTAAAACGATCGCTTCCACATTGGGATCATTGATAGCCTGGTTCAGACTTTCTACCATATTGCTGGTACCGGGGGCGCCGCAGTTCTCATACTTCATCAGCGGACCATTAACCGGTAAAACAAATACCCCGTTTTTTGTATAGGGTACGGCTTCAGGATTTGCCCAGTTGCCAACGGGTTCTGCTACCGAAGCAGGATGATGTAAAAGATCTAATGCGATCAATGCCCAGCGATGGGCGGCTTCAGGTTCAATCAGCCAGGGCTGGTTAATAGCCTGTATGAGCTTTCGGTTGATCACGATACAAACATATTTTGATACATCCGGAGCAGAAAGGGCAAGAAAAGCAGCAAACAAAAAACCCCGTGAAAACGGGGCCTGTCAATCGTAAGAAGGATCGGGGAAGAATTCATCGCGGGATGGTGGAGCATTCAAGCGTTTTACTTTTTTTCGCTCCCATGCGTTTAGTGATGCGTACCAGGCGCTGACCGTTGCTTCTGTTTCTCCCAGCCGGAAGAAAGCTTTCATGGAATTCATTTGCGGGAAGGTGAGCTGATAAGTTATGCCCGCTTCGGTAGATTCATACAAACCCGAAACGGTATTGAATTTTATCCGGATGGTAGATGGAAGCGATCGGCGCGGCCTTGGCATACTGCAAATATAGAGCCCCATAGAAATGGGGCTCGCAATCAAAACGTAATTTAATCTACCGGTGCTGCTTGAATGGTGTAAACCAAGCGCCGGGAGACCCGACCTTATGAATTTTTTAGACCTTCGAGGAACTTGGCATAATACCCGGCGATGTCTTGCGCCCGATCCATCCCGTTTACGATCCTGCGGGCATTCACCGGGTCATTGCCCTGCGCATTGAAATACTGGCTCAGCTTGCGCCCCGTATAAAGCCCTGTGGTCATTGAGAAGATGCTGGCCCAGGCAGAGGGTTCCGACTGCAGCATAAGCTCCGGGTGATTCAGGAAATCCCAGCCGCGGTTATTGGCCTGAGATAGCTTCTCGTAGTTATCATACCAGGTATTCTGCGTGAAACCCCTGCCATAGAAAATGTGATCCGGTTCTGTATAGGCTTCTCCATTCATCTTTACCTTTCCTCCGTACCGGCGGCCCTTTCCCTTTCCGTATTCTTCAATGGGCTGCATGGTTCGGGCTGTTTCATGATAGGCAGTGGCCAATACATAGGCGAGTGCTTCAGGTGATAGCGCGGATCCGGCAGTGATCAGGGTATGGATCCCTTCCGTTTGGGAATCGCTGATCTTGCCCCGGAAAAGGCTGTCATTGATTAGCTGTAAATTCATGGGCTACAGTTTGGGTAACTCAATGCCGTTTGCGGCTGCGCTGGTAACAATGGCATCTTTTACGGCGTTCACAACCATGTCATCCAAGGGTGTTTTTGATTTCTCAGCCAGTGATGCCATACCAACGGCGAATGAATAACCACCGAGAAGAACGGATTTGTATTTCGCCTGGTCGGTGTCGTGCAGCTTTTGCAGTACTTCAATCAGTTTGCTTTCGCCAATACTTTCAATGGATGCGGAAAGCAACGCAATTAATGTTTCTTTCATATCATTTGTTTTAAGATTACGAGAAGAATAGCCATGACAGGAAAAGGACAATTACGATTATCCAAAAAGCATCCACTATCGGTTTAGGCTTCATTTGTTATTCAATTCTTGATCCTTTGGGGCAGACGGCGTAATACTCACTGATCCGCCATCATTCACTCCGAACATTTTTGCGATAACCCCAGTTACCAGGATGCCAACTCCGCATACTGTGGTAAACTGCGCCTCTGTCATGTGCATCATACCTGCCAGTGTGCTCTGAAATGGAATAAGCCCGGCAAAGAGCGTTATCATCCCGTCCCTGAAGTTCTTTATGATCTTAGGGATTTCGCTTCTCCAACTTATTGTGATAGGCATGACCATTAGTTTTAAATGATGAATTATTGTTTGCGCCTTTTCTGCTCCGGGAGAATAGCCTCCAGCACGGAGAGCCGGGTCTCATGCCCGGAGGTGGTACTCTTTGTTTCCCTTGCTCCAATTTCAAGTGACATGATAGAAGCGTCCTGTCCGTTATCCCTTACCTGTGTGCGTTCTATGTACCCGTAAATGCCTACCTGAAACTTAATGCAGGCTATAAGCAGCCCGGTAATCACAGGGAAGAAAACCCCCTGCATCCATAGCGTGATCTTGTTTTGCTTCTGCGTGGTCATGACATTTTCGGGTTATAGTATTGTTCATCAAATTCATCGCCCTTTAAAGCCAAAAACATAACCGGTGTCAGCATGATTCCGATAATGATAAGCGCGAATGATAGTATCGTGTTTTTCATTAGTTATTGAGCTTTTGCCATGCGGAGCCATCATAACCCCACCAGCCCTTTGCTGTGAATGTTCCATTTGTATCTGTTACATAAATCAAAAGCCCTTCAGCAGGTGATGATATTGCACTCCCTTGCGTTGCTGTCATTCTTGGAGGAAGGAAGCCCTGTGTCGTCGAAGCAATACTCACCTTTGCGCTTGCAGGTAATGCTTCTCCAATACTCAACCCGCTTGCATCGCCACCGGATGCATCTGTCAATCTCCAATTAGCTGATGCAACAGTCCAAGCAGGAAAAGAAGATGTAACCCCTCCACCGTTAATCCGTGTAAAACCAGTTGTGGCAGAGTTAAACATTGTAAAAACTCCATCCGAAGGTGAATGAAACCATCCTCTTGATCCAGAGGTCCCAAAACCATAATAGTAACTGGTGGCTCTAACCTCACCTGAACTTACAAATCCTGTTACTGTTATATTATTGCCGACAGTCAGGTTTCTGCTTAGATATATATCTCTGGGTCGGGTCGCTCCGCTTGCGCCTATATCGTAAGTCGCATCCGTAAACAATAAATTTCCGGTCAATGTGCCCCCTGTTAATGGTAGGTAAGTAGCTGCGGCCCGCTGCCTGGAAAGGATTGATGCCGAGGCTGTGTCAACAAGCAACGTACCTGTAGAAGTTATAGGACCACCACTCAAACCCAAACCGGTTGCGACGGAGGTGACCCCCGAGGCAATGGCCTGTCTCCTTACCCTATACCCGCCGAGCCATGTTGTTGAGGTCGTGTCGAGAACAAGTCCCCAGGTTTTGCCGGCGGTAATATCAACGCTGTCTTTATTCAACCCGAGTGTCCCCGACGGGTAAAAAGCGCCGGACGTGAGGCCGATGTCTGCTGTATTTCTGCCGTTTTTAGCTCTTATTATCGGAGCAACGTCATTGGAATAATACCAGGCTGCATTTCCGGTACCGTTGCCTCCAAAAGTGAGCGGCCTGTAAAAAATAATGTTGCCGGTATAAACGGTGTCGTCTGTGGCGTCCCGACCGCCAAACTGCGCTATTTGCGCCATGTCCATTGCGCCAAATGAGGTGCCGTATATTGATAAATGCGCTCCTCGCCTTGCCGTTGTCCAGTTCTCGTCCGGCTCATTGTAAATGCCGGTTGCCGGGATGTATGAAGTGCCGTCATAACCGCCAAAATTGATACCTCCTATACTCGTTGTCTCATAGGCGCCGACCTGTACAGCCGTTGGCGAGGCTTGTGTCCCCCGGCTTCTGTAAAAATTCACATACGGTGCCCGAAAAGCCGCGTTATCGTGTGTGTAAAAATCAGCCGCAACCGCATACTTATTGTGAGTTTCTAAGATTGAGTAAAGGCCGCCAGTTCCGGTATTTGAGATCACTATGTTGGTGTCGGTCGAATTGCCCGCCCTTGCAACCTGGTTGAGTGTTGGAGTTGAAAAAGTTGGTATCGCTCTATGCCCGAAAAAGCCTGTTACCGTATCCTCTACAAGCATCAAATCTGAAGAGGAAGAGGATGAAGGGATATTGAGCGCATTGATATTAGCTGAAAAATAGGTGTTTGATGTAAATGTCTTTTGCCCCGAAAATGATTGGGTCCTGTTGGTTACATAGCCGCTGTCGGTGGCGCTGGCTTCTGTTATACGGATATTGGGGATCACCGGCTGTAGCCCGCCGATGATAAGTGGTAGGGTGGCCGTTATCCCGGTAAGCGCCCCGGGGGTACCAAGACGGGCCTTTACCGTATCATGGTTAGCCCTGTACAGGAAAAGGGTATCGTTGCTCACTGATGCGCTGTCCAAGGCGTATGCAAACCTGGTACGCCCATCATTGAAGTTTAGCAGGAAGGCGCCGGTGCGGTTGCGGGTGCTGTTTTTAATTCGAAACTGGGTATTATTACCAGCGGAATTGCTACCGAATTCAATACTATCGGCGTTAATGATATAAGGCCGGAGTTGCGCATCTGCAGCAAAAGCGATGATAATAAAACCGAGTAGTAAGATTGTTTTTTTCATGATTACATTATTGCGATAAAGCCGCTAACAGGGCCGCCAAAATTAAATGTCATGGTAATAAAGCCGGGCACTGGCGCATCGATCGTAGGCTGTACCGCAGTTTTATCGTACACATCGGTACCGGGCCGGGATAAGTAAACCTGGCTGGCGGGGAAAATGCCAAAACGGGCCGCCATGGGGGCAGACCATGTTATGGTTTTTACTGAAAGTCCGGCGAATGATATAATTTTTTTATCGGTCATTACTTGATAAGTATAAAGCCGGTTACGTTTCCACCGAAATTGAAATACATATTGGTGAAGCTTATGTTTGGTGGACCATCCACATAAGGCTGTACATCGGCTTTGTAATATGTGTTGGTATCGTCTTTCAGATAAACTTCAACCAAAGGAAAAACACCAAAGCGGGCGGCACGGGTGATTGTCCATAAAACAGTTTTACTGCTTTCGTTTGTTATTTCAATGATCTCGGCATCATTTCCCGTGGCGCCACCACCACCGCCGCCGCCATCACAAGGATGCACCCAGCCGCTTTCATCGCCCTGGAACTCGGGGATCACCAGCGCCTTAAAGTTGCTTTCGCCGGTGAAGGCAAGTTTGCTCTTGGCGTTTTCATTGGATCCGGGGCCGGTGGAGAACTCGCTGTCAAAATCCATCGGGCTTTCCAGGCTGCCCAGCAGGAGGTAAAAACCTCCGGAGCGGAGCTTGGCCACCACCAGGTACTGGCCATAGGCCATATTCTCCAGGTTCACCCGTTGCTGCGGTACATCGCCCGGCGCCTGCGCCTGCACCTTCTGCTTGTAAAAAGGCATGCCAGCGAAGCTGTCCTGCGTTTCGGTGAAGCCCAGTTGAGCATCGGGCACTGGTACCGGGCCACGCCATACCTTGTCTGCCTTCAGCTCGGGCTCGGCCAGCAGGTACTGGTTAACAGGGTTGATGCCGGGGATATTATCTACCTCTTCAACGGGTATGTACCAGAACTTACAGATACCGCCCAGGTACGGAACTCCCTTATACAGGTTCTTGATACCGGTGTATGCGGTTTGCTGCATGATGTGAAATTATTGCGGAGCATCGGGGCAAGGAAGGGCAAGAAAAGACGAAGAGGGTATCGGTGAAAAACTATGAATAAGGTGAGTTTTTTGCTATCGCTTTTTGGTTTAATCCTGTTAAGGTTTTGCAAAGGGCAATTCTGCCATATGTTTTCTTAAATATTTTAACCGCTTTTGTCTGCGCCGGTATTCGGCAGAAACAAGCGCATCCATTGAAATATCTGTGTCTATTTCAATGCCGAATTTTTTGCAAAAATCTTCTATCCCCTGCCGGCGTTCCAATCCAACCATCTGGTAGGCGTCGCAGAAATTACTCAGGTGCTCACTTAGCTGTATTTCAAAAAGGTTATTTATGATCACCGATTTGTCCTGCGGGATATCGATGCCGGTACGGTACAACAGATCCTTTGGTACCAGAAGGCGAAGCTTATCGGTAAGCATATTATACCTGACCTGTGTATCCTTTTTGCTTTCCATCTTCTCGGCCCTTTTAGTCTGAAGCAGGCAGTACACATTCATGCCGATGAAAGTCTTGTAGTTTACCACGATCACCTGTCCGTACAGGCTATGGATGTACTTTTTGATGTAGGTCTTTACCGGGATGCTGATGGGGATGTATTGCTGCATGGGTCAGTGGTTTTAGTTTCTTCGGGATTGAGTACTTTATGGCGGTTGATCCAGGCATCGGCCTTTCCTTCCCAATAACGCATGTTCGCCCGGTTCTGCGAACCGAACCAGGTCTGCCACTTTTTGGTAGTATCACGCAGGCCGGTCATGATGGCGGCCAGCTCCTTCAGTTCCTGCTCAACTTCTTCGGCTGTTTCGGCTTTTATGTGGATGTGGTAGGTGCGCATGGGGTGATGATTTATTTGGGGAACTGGCGGATCTGAAGGGTAGGCGGGAATTCATCAATGTTGCCGCCATGCCTGTCGCTCATATTTAGTTGCTTTGCTAAATAGGTGCCCATTTGTTTGACAAATATTGAAGTGGTTGGCGTAAGGTCTTTTACCAGTTCTTCCATCCATTCAACCCGGCATGGCCGGTATCGATATTTACCCGTTTCGTTGCCACTCTCGCCGCCGATGATGGCCCAATGAATTTTAACCAGGTCGGTAATATCCAGGTTCATGTCGATCCTTTCGTGGAGCGGTTCAAATGAAATGAACCTTGTTTTGCAATCAACATTTACCAGGTCACGGATGCGCTGCATCCCTTTTGGAGAACCTACACTGGTGCCGAACCATATATTATCAGCCTGCAGCAGATCGGCGGGTGTATTTGCGGTAATCCTTTCGGGGCGCTTTGTGAGTATCTGGAAAGTGTGATGCGGGCATTGGCGAATAATATCCCAGGCTTCATTCCTGTATGCGTCAATATCCTCATGGTAGAAGTCGGTGAGAGAGCAGGTGAATATTTTTGAAGGCTCCTTCAGTTTTAAGGGTAGGTTGAAAACGGTTTTTGTTCTTACTACATTCTTCGGGTTGTACCGTGTAGCATCAAAGCTGTCGCGGTACATATAGCAGAACTTGCAGTCTTCGTCCACCTTTGTGCACCCCCGGGCAATGTTCCAGGTGGCGTCTGTCCATTGAATGTTGCTTTTTTGTGACATCGGTTATTATTTAGGTAAACTCAAAGCGTCCGTTATTCTTGATGATGGTAGTTTCAAAAGGGAAGCCACCTTCCGGTACCCGGTTTATCATATCGATAAGGTTTGCTGAGCCGGAAAAGACTACCCGCTTTTCATTGTCAAGCATGATCTGTAGATAAAGGCATTCACCACAGCCCTTTTCCGTGAACTTCGAATTCTCCACCCGGAAGGTTTCAACGATGATGGACTTATTGAGGATCCTGTCGATCTTGATCTTATCGCCTTCCAGGCTTTTGGTGGATGGCTGTATGTTGAAGCTTTTAAAGTTGTGCATGTTGGGGTACGAGTTTATTGATCAGGCGCCTGCAGTTGGCATGCTGTGCCCATCCCATATAGGATGCAATGGATGCTTTTCCGGCACCGACAGCTACTTTACGGGCGAAATTCTGTTTAATGCTTTTGCGCAGGCGTGTGTGCGTGTGGTAGAATACATAGCCCACAAAGTCGATGCCCCGGCTGGCCACCGGAAATACCTGGTAATTTGGTTTCACCTGCAGCTTCAGGGTGGAATTCAAATAGTCGCTGATCTCAATAAGCAACTGGTGCAGCTCTTCTTTGCTGGAAGAAAGGATCACCAGGTCATCGGCATAGCGGTAGTAATGCCGGATGCCTTTTGTTTCCTTGATCCAGTGGTCAAAATTTGACAAGTAGAAATTCGCCAGGTACTGGCTGAGATAGTTACCGATCGGGAGGCCGGGTGCGCTGTCAATGATCTCATCCAACAATGCCAGCAGCCGGGGATCTTTGAATTTCCGGCGAAGCAGGGCCTTAAGGATATCATGGTCAACACTGGGATAGAACTTAATGATGTCCAGTTTCAGGCAGTACCGGGTGGCTGGTTCGTTTTTAAGCGCCTTCCGGATGGACCGTGCAGCCGCATGGATCCCCTTGCCCTTTATGCAACTGTAAGTATCGGCCGTGAAGTTGGAAACAAAGATTGGCTCCAGCAGGTTCATGATAGCATGGTGTGCAATGCGATCGGGGAAGTAAGGCAACCTATAAACCAGCCGCTCTTTCGGCTCAAATACCTTGAATGTTGAGTAGGATGATGTTTTATAGGTACTGGTGGAAAGCTGGTGGTGCAGCTCAGCCATGTTCTTTTCCCTGTTACGGATATGCAACTGCACTCCATACTGATCTGTCTTACCCTTCATGGCCTTTGCATCGGCCAGGGCAAGGTTGCCCGGGTGGATGATCTGTTCAAATATGTTGTTTAATCGTTTCATGCTTTGCTGTTTAAAGGGTCTTCTTCGCAAGGCTACCAAAGCCCCTTCTTTTACTTTTTATTTTTTGGCCAGTGCCAGGGTTTACGCCGCGGTAAAAACTGCAATGCTGGGAGCTGACATTCGTATTCGTGTTCCAGTTATCGGCATCGTTGAACGACAGGCCGGAGGCCGCCACGGACAAACCACAACCCTTGCAGCGTACAACCCATTTACTTAATCTGCCGCAAGCATCAGGGCCTCTTCGTACAGATCCAGGAAATGCTCAGCGGCGTACTCACACAGCTCTCTTGACTTAAAGCAAAGCCGGGAGCCGACACCCGTATACGCGGACCAGCTATCGGCACCGTCGAACGACAGGCCGGAGGCCGTTTTTCCGTTCTTGCTTATAGAAGTGACCGTCCACCATGGTTCATATTTCCATTCATTGTGGTCACTGTAATCCGGCTTCCATCCTTCATTCAATGCTTCGGCGATCACCCCCAGTTTATACATGGCGATGGTGGCACCTTGGTGCTTTACCGGAAGGTTTTCAACCACCGGCAGATTTGGTTCGATGCCCAGCTTCTTGCAGGCATCTTCGAAAGTTTTGATTTTTGGCTTCATGTCTGTTTATTTATTGATGAAAAATTCAGTGTACTCAGCTTCGAACTGGCGGCCGGCGTATTCTGCCAGTTCTTTTGTTTTAAAGCAAAGCCGGGAGCCGACAAACGTACTCGCGTTCCAGTTATCGGCACCGCGGAACGACAGGCCGGAGGCCGTGCTTTTGTTGCCTTCATACCAGGGATACCATTTGTATTGGCTGACATTTGTCCAATCGGGCTGCCAGGCTTCTTCATTCAGCGCTTCGATGATGATGAACAGCTTCGCCACTGCATTAATACCGCGCTGAAATGAGCTGGTAGGCAGCGGGTAGGGTAATGCCTGGTCATGATCAATACCAAGTGCTGTGCAGGCATCTTCAAAAGTCTTGATCCGGTCAGTGATCTTATCAGTTACCTGGCTGCCAAAATGGTCTTTGAGAACTGTTTGGATGCTTGACGGTGCACCCGGGAAGATCTCTCTTGCTTCCTTTAAACCGATTGATAAGGGCTTCATATTTTGAGTTTTGATGAAAAAAAAAGTTTTTTTTTCGGGTTTGACTGAAATATTTTAGGTGCCTAACTGCCTAACGTGTCTAAAACTGCCTAACGATGCCTAATAAAATGATGTGCTGCCTAACACTTTTAATAGGTTAATTTGATGATTTTTAATACTTTACTTTATTAGGCAGTGTTAGGCATAGTTTTCAGCACTTCCCACGACCTTTCAATTTTTAAAATAATTATTTCACTTTCGCCACCGGGCTCCATCCATTACCGGTTTGAGTGGCATCCTGAAATTGTTCTATTCCTTCCATGCGTAAAAGGTTAAATCCATCGACCTGGGCAGCGATATCTTCATACAAAAAAGCATGGCAACTGCTGATCTGCTTGATGATGCCAAGCTCACTATAAGGCTTCCCTGCTGTATTCTCTGAGTGCTCATTTTTATACCGCTTGAACTGCTTGTTTTTTACCGGCCCCACATAGTATTTTTTACTGCTGAAATAATGGAGCAAGTTGGCCTCAGTCATGGCTTCCTTGTTGTAGCGTAGCCGGTATTCTTTTTGGTAGATTTTATGCACGTTATTCAGACGCAGGTAAAGCATCTTTACGCCTTTATCCCAGGTCTTTTTTGATCCATCACGCAGTTCGATATTGTAGGCATCTTCCACGATGATATCCCAGCCATCGATGATACTGCCCAGGTCGAACAGGTTGGCCACAAACTTCCAGAAATCGCTGAGCGTATCGCTGCTGGAAACAAAGCTGGTCCACTTACGCGCCTGTGCCAGGCAGTACTCCGTCATATCATCGGCGCTTACCGGAAGCTGCGTGTAATGGGTACTGAGCATTTGGTAGCAAGTAGCCATCATGCAATAGTTCTGCATGATCCTTTGCATCAGTGGCTTATTTTCATCATGGCCTTTTTTTATCCATGCGCCAAGCAGGTGCAGGTAATTACTGCGGAAATTAGCTTCAAACATGGGCCTCATGTTCAACAGTTCGGTAAGAAGCGAAGTGATACCCTGCTTGTTTATTTCATCCAGTTCATTGAAAAGCTGCATATCCTCATTGCTTCTGTTATCCACCGGCAGGAAATCTTCCACGATGCTGCGGTTAACGATGGCATTATCATCGGCTGTGATGAGGTACTGGCCGCAAAGGAGCAGACCGCAGTTCACCTGCTGGATCTCGGTACCCCGCTTACCCCCCTCCTTTTTACCACGCTCCCGACTTTCGCCATCGAATACACCTTTGATGGTCTGCAGGCGATCGGGATCCGTGGTGGCAATATCCAGCTCGTTGATGTAAGCCGGGGCATTGAAGAAGCGAGATAGGTAGGCATTGAAAGCAAAGGTGGTTCCTTCATAAGCGATGAAGGGTTTACGGCCCAGGTAGAACAGGCTGTTTAAGGCATTGGCTGCTGCGCTCTTACCGCTGCCGGTGGGGCCGTATAAATACAGGTGCGGACTTGTTGATGTGGTTTTCATCACCACATCCCTGAACAGGCAGAAAATTAACCATGCGATGCTGATGGCCGATTTTATGCCGAATACACGGTGCATCTTTTTTGTCCAGTCGGTAAAGCTGATGGGCGATGGTTTATGAACCAGGTACCGATCTTGTTCATAAGGATCACTGCCTGTTTTCTGCAGCTCCCGGTACACTTCGCATTGCTGCGGCAGCAGGAACTTTTGCTGCTTGTATTCGAAGATGCCGTAGTTATCTACCGGGATCTGGCCGATGCCTGGGGCATACACATAATCGCTGTAGGCGAAAAAACCGGCTTCGATCCATCCAAGGTCCACCAGCTCCCGGCAGCGCGGGAACTTACTAAGCAGGTCGCTGGCTATGCGAAGCCACTGCTGCTTACTTCCGAAGATGACAAAGTTTCCTTCACTCACAGCCACCGCCTGGAACTGATCGATACTGGTGATCTTTGGGGCCGGTACATCGAGCGATGATGTAGTGTACCCATTATATACCTTAACCAGGTACCGGCTTTGGGTGCCGGCGTAGATATGGAAAAGCGGGCTTACAATGAAGTTGGTGATCTGCACGGCGGTGTAACTGGTACCGTTTTCGCCCTGGCTGATGTTTAGGGTATAGAATCCTACTTTGGTAAGCTTGTCGCTTTTTTTATCTGCGATGAAGTAGCCTTTTTCGTGGTACTGTTTCAGGTTTCCATCGCTGATCCATTTGGGGCGCTTACTGTCATCTGGAATCTCAAAATCTTCCCGTACATCAGTATCCGGACTAAATGGCATGGCCGCCTCTTTTTTATCGACCAGTTTATTAAGGGCATCCTGCAATTGCTTTTTTGCTTTCCACTTGCGGTCTGAGACGATGTTATCAAAATAGTTTTGCCGGGTAAGTTCATTGGGGATAATGGCCAGCAGTTGCATTACCTGTTGCTGAGCCGCCCCGGTGCTGTGCGGATCGGTAGCATCCTTCATCAGTAGATCGGTACGCCAAAGGATGGCATCGGTGATGGTGATATGGGATTTTATGGAGGGAACTGGGGTCAAGGTTAGGCGGCTTTTTTGTATTCAATTAATTTATTTCCCAGTGCCTCTGACCAAGCCTTTGGAACTTTTGGATGTACACTGTTTCCGATAAATTTTTTGTGGTCAGATTGATTGCCTACCATGTGATAATTTTCGGGGAAGCCCTGAATTTTTAATAATTCAGGAACTCGGAGCATCCGCATTTTTATATCGACAAGGCCATAGACAACCATGAATTCCTTGATCAGGATGCAGATTTCAGTATCTGTCTCATACACGGCGATCGCAACCTGCCCAGCCTCTACCTGAACAAAGTATAGCGGCGCCTTATCCTGCCTGGCAATGATCACCGGGCATGGTTGGTCGGTAGATTTTGAGTTGACGCCTTGGGAAGGGTTTAGGATGTAAGAGTGCTTCCTGTTGGCTGTGATCACCCCGGCCGGTTCATCAATGCTTTTAGGGCCATTGCTGAATTGCGTATCCATTATGAACGGAACAGCTTCGACCAGCCGGTGTTTATCCGTTGGCATTATAGATCCTGCGGGTTGATCCACGGATTGGTTCTGAGCGTTCTTACCAAAATGTTTATCGATGAAATATTCTGGCTTTACGATCGCTGTTCTTGCCTTTGTTGGAATAACGGGAGCAGGGCTATCGATGGAAGAGTGCTGCCCGCCTTGGCCATAGTAATGAGATAAAAATGTTCCTTGGACCAAACCCAGTCGTGGCTGACAAGCAATGGTCGGGGCTGGATCATCAACAGAAGGCGGATGATGAATACCCGTATCGCCGTTTGTTGAATTGTATTTTAACAGGCAGATCGGTTGAACCAGGTCTTGATTTCCACCTGTTGCCGTGAGTGTTCTTGCCGGGCCGTCAACACCGACCAGTTTTGATCCGGGCTTACCAGAATTCCGCTGTATAATAAATTGTGGCTGAACAAGGGCGTGATGATCAATCGTTGTGATGGATCCTGCAGGCTGGTCAATGGATAGATCAGAATATTGCTTTGCCTGCACCAGTGTACTTCCTCCAAACGTAGTGACAGTTGAGCAGGGTTGATCAACACTATTAACCTTACCCTTTGGCCGCCCTGAAAAATATTTACTGATAAAAGCCTTATCACCCTTCGCAACGTATTTCAATAGGCCAGCATAGACCCTTTCCAGCGTTTTATCCGATAATGGTTTCTTTCGGGTGAAGATACTTTCCCCTTCATCCGCAAAATCCAGCACATCCTTTACCGGCATCCATTTTTTCAGGTCGCTGTATAAGCCATTTTCAGGCTTTTTACTGTGGGTTGGTTGAGGCCATACGATTGGCAGACCTGTCTTTGCAAAACATCCGAACAGGCGGTTACGGGAAGTGTAAGCACCGAAGTTGGCGCTGTTCAGTTCAGCCCAGTCTGTATGATAACCAAAGCTGCATATTTCATTCCTCCACCGCATAAAGTCCTGTCCATTCTTCCGGCTGATCGGTTTGCCCTTATCATCCAACGGCCCCCAGCTCATGAATTCAACCACGTTCTCGATCTGGACATAATCGGGGTCAATGGCATGGATGTACCGGTACAGATGTTCTGCCAGTGTCCGGCTGTCAGCATCCCTCGGCTGTCCTCCCTTGGCCTTTGAAAAATTGGTACACTCCAGACTTGCCCAAAGGATCAGTTTGGCTTCGGGGTAAAGTTTCCGGTATTTGGCAACAAGCTTTACCAGGCCAGCAAGTTTCAGAGTTCGGATATCCTCTTCAAAGTGTTTTACTTCCGGATGGTTCAACCAATGGCTTTTGATGGCTTTCGGATCATGGTTGACACAGGCGATCACCTTGGCTATTTTATTACCATTGATCTCTGCATCAGCGAAGCCGGATGTCGTGCCGCCAAAGCCGCAGAACAGATCAACAATTATAAATAGTGGGGGCTGCATGAAAATTACAAATTGATCTTAAAACTGAATGCCAGGAATTCGGCCGTTTGCTCTTCGAACACCGCCTTGTGATCATCGCTGATATAATCCCAGTCTTTTTTACCATCCTGTTCCACCTGCAGGTAATTGCCGGCTTTTTCATCCTTCTTCACATTAGCTTCGAAAAGTTTATTCCTGCGATCGAATAAAGCCTGTATGCGGATGGCATTGAGTTGATACAAGCGCTTAATCTTTTCCCGGTGGAATAATTCAAAGGCCGGGGATTCAGCGCATCGCCGGTTGATGTCATTTAGAATAGCTTGGAGCTGGCCGTAGGTGCAATCTTGTGTCATATTTACGAATTGATTATTTTCAAAAAAAACCGGGTGTTCCCACGGAACAATAACAATTTCAAAACCTTACCAACCCTTGTTAAATAAGAATGAATTGATGTGTCCGCACCCGGGTAAGAACTTTAAAAAGCCACCCGGTGTTGAAACGCAGGTGGGTATTTTACTGTATGTCTATTAAAACCAAAACATCATGCTTCAACTTTTACCAGTGATTGAATAAAACTATCGGGATCCTGCCCGGCGGGTAGCTCAGCTACTTCTACCTTAAACCCAGCCCGGATCAGTATGGGAATATCCCGGCATGCAGCCTGTTGCCCTGCCTTGTCCTGGTCGCGGAGCAGTACTACATGGCTGGTGTACTTTTTCAGCAGCTTTGCCTGCTCAGCGGTTAATGCGGTACCACAGGTGGCCACGGTGTTTTCATCGCCGTAGTTGTGCATGCTGATGACATCGAAATAACCTTCGGTAAGCCAGGCAAAGCGCCTTTCCTGTATGCAGCGGATGGCCCGGTTCAGCCCGAACAGGGTGGCGCTTTTGCTGTACAGTTCATTTTCGGTGGGGTTGATGTACTTGGCGTAATCCTTACCGGCATCGGCAGGATCTACCTGGAAGTACCGGCCTCCCATGCCAATGAACTGGCCCTGGTGGTTGGCGATGGGGATGATGATGCGGCTGCGGTATCCATCGTAATTACTGTCATCGTTTTTACCGCGCTTGATGATGCCCATGGCAGCGGCATTATCGTGCTGCCCGGCATTGATGAGGGTGGGGCTAAGATGCCGCCAGTCGGTGGTAGCCCAGCCAAGTTGCCATTCAATGATGGAATCGCGGGTAATGCCCCTGCCCGCCAGGTACTTCATTACGGCATCATCATCGGGTAACTGCCAAAGGTTGGCCTTGTATTTATCGATAACCAGTTGCAGGGTTTCGCTCATGCTTTTGCGCTGCTCTTTTTGGGCAGCATACTTTTCGGCATCGGCCGGCTCGGTGTATTCAATGGCAATGCCGGCAATATTGGCGATGGTTTCTACGGCCTGCAGAAAGTCCATCTTATCGTGTTTCATTACAAAGGCAATGGCATCGCCGCTTTCGCCGCAACCAAAGCATTTGAATATACCCTTGGCATCAGTAACTGTAAAAGAGGCAGTTTTCTCATTGTGGAAGGGGCAGCAGCCGATCATGTTGGCCCCAGCTCGTTTAAGCTTAACGTACCGGCTCACTATTTCGGTGATGGGGGTATTCCGCACTGCGGTTATGGTGCTTTCGGCCAAGAGCATCTTTATACAGTTTTCAGTTTTGGTGAAAAGCGGTGAAAGGAACGTCTGAGTTTTATTGATAACCGGTAACAGCATTGCCGGTATTCAAGGCTATCAGGTATTGACAGATCGCCTACAAATGCCTTAACCTGCCGGCGGGCTTCCAGGTGCTCAACGAAATCGGTAACCTCACTGATCTGCGCTTCAATTTGCTCGTACCTGGGATACCATGGGAAGTTTGACAGGTGTACCGGCAGGATGAATTGGAAATAAATAAAGCGGAGGCAAACAATTACCGCGGCAGCTATTAGAACGATTTTGATCATTGGGCTAAGAAATTGTTTTGATCGATGGCTTGAATGACTGTGGTATGTACCCGGCGCTTGATCTTTTTGCAGTACCAGCCGATCCATTTTTCATCATGAAGGATCTCACTGATAAGCTGCCCGGCGTATTTCCCAAAAACTATGCGGTGATAAAGCATGATGGGAATAGACGGCGGTGGTGGTTTTTTAACCTGGACTGCCTTTAGCTGCTTCCTGGAAAAGAGTGTGGGCTGCGACTGCGGCAAGCATTTTTGGCTGGCCCGGCTGCTGGGCGTAGATTTTGTATTGTGTGCCATCGTTGCTGATTGTAAGGATGGAGGATGCGTTCAAATGATCGCTTTTAAGGCGGGACATGAGCAGGGTGATCGCTGAAGCAGGGATGGTTATTTCGTTGATCATGCCAGTATTTGTTGAATGGTTAAAGGAGAAGTTGATTGAAGCATGAGTTTTTGGTAAAACTCCATACGGCCGTTGTAGTAATCTTTCAGGTGCGGTTTTTCGGTGGCCCGCTGGGCAGCCCATGCGTACATATTAGCGTAGAAGTTTTGAAGCAGATTTTGTATGTGGGTGTTTGGCATGGGGTTTATTTATGAGGGTTACTGCATTTTCGCTATCCTGCACTTTCCATTTTTGTTTCAAGGCAGCGACAATAATTTTTACTTTTTGGGCCCGGCTGGCATTTTGCCTGAACACTATTTTTGGCATAGTTTAATTGGAACATGCGGATATCACTTCTTTGATTTTAGCAATGGATGAAGGCTTTCCGCTGCCCAATACACAAATGCGATCGAGCGATGTACGGGATATACCAAGCGCATCAGCGGCATGCTGATTGGTTTGCTGTGAATGCACCCAAGCTTTAAGCGCCTTATGATCGGCGCGGCTCATTTTCACTGATCGCTTTTCTTTTTCGATTATCATAAACTTGTCAATTAATAGTTACCAGTTTAGGGTATTGTAGTTTCCGTTTCCTGTTTTGTAACTTTGTAAGGACAAACTTACAGCAAAAGTTTCGAAACTTCCAAAACTTTTGCAAAGTATTTTTCTCATGCCCTATAAAACAGGTTACTTTTTAAACTAACGTAAATGAATACAAAGCATGTCAGTACAGCATTACAGAATGCTGTAACGTATCTAAAAAATAATCAGATAATTACCAAAGATTTCGAAATTTCGGAAAAAACAGGGTATTCGCCTGGATCAGTAAGCACCTATATTTCAGGCAATACGATGCCCAGTAAGCCATTTCTGAAGAAATTCCAGGAAGTTTTCAAACTTGACCTTGCCAAGTTTGCTACCCCCTATCCTGAGAAGAAAGATGAAGAATACTATATTACATCTCTGGTCAATGAAGACCAGGCTGTATATAACTTAGCATCCAGTAATAAGACACTTGCTGAATCTAATAAAACCATTGCGGAGGCGCATAAGGTACTGGCCGAGAGCAATGCGGAGCTTGTACAGATGATAAAGGGGATCAGTTCGGCGAATCCAAAAACTCCCGGAGGCGGTCAAGCCATATCTCCAAAGGTTCTGGAATTGATAGCTGAGGCCGTTGTAGGGAAGTATAAGTCCAAGGAGGAAGCACTTGCAGCATTACATAGTAAGCTGTTTGGTGCGAAGGGGGCAAAGAGTGCGGCAAAAAATTAACTTGGGGCGTTGACATGGGCAGGTTATTAGGTAACTAAATTTATGTAATCATATTTCAAAATATTGTTAAAATGAAAGCAATCATAGCGACCTTGTTTACAATGCTTACAGCCATCTGCCAGGCGCAGTTTACCCCCGATAGTTTACCCATAAACAAAGAGACCGGCCTGGTGGATTTTACCGCTATAGTGACTGCGGACAGCATGCCGGCACAGAAGCTTTACAGCAATGCAAAGATGTTTATTGCCACCGCTTTTAATTCGGCAAAGAGTGTTACCGATATGACGGATGACGCCAGTTTTACGATTATGGCCAAAGGGAACCTGCCGGTGTATAATATACGCCGGGGGAAGCCGGTTGATGATTATGGGTGGTTCGGGTTCAGCATGACGATCCGGTGCAAGGACAATAAGTACTGGTACTCCATTACCAATTACGATCACACATCATTAAAGAACTATGTTGGCAGCTACGGCCCCATTGAAAAAGAAAAAGTTTATGGTGCATATAATATAATGGTACCGATGAAATTCTGGAATTCATTGAAGGAACAGGCATATACCACCACGTTGAAAATAATTGCCGACCTGAAGAAGTACATGGTATCAGGAACTTATGAGACAAAGGATTTTTAATGCTGCGGGCTGCAGTGTCAAAACAGTGTCAAAACAGTGTCAAAAAAACCTGCAAAAGTGAATCTTATGCCGCAAGTTAATACTTGCGGCAGCGGAGATAAAGGCGGAGGCGGGTTTCGAATCTCCTTTGCCGCACAAAAGAAACCCGCTACTATGGCGGGTTTCAGGTTTCTGAAAGAAAACAGTGTCAAAACAGTGTCAAAAAAATGGGCATCATATCGGCCTGCGGTCATTAAAAAGGATGCTGACCGGTGGTATGTGGAATATTACTACCGGATCCCGGAAGAACTACGCATGTTTTATAATAATAAAGTGTGGTTGAGGAAACGGGTTTTTGAAGATATCAACAGATTTAAAAATGATGAATACGCTGAGCTTCTTTGCTCTGCTGTGAATCAACTGCTGGATGATGGCTATAGTCCTTTTGATGCTTTGAATGAGAAAGTAAAGGAGCTGGCCATTGGCATAGAAGATAAAAGAGAGTGGACCATCCAGCAGGCGCTTTCATATTTTAATCAGAAATGGCAGGCCCGTGGCCTTGAAAAGGACACTATCAGCCGATATAAGCACTGTACAACTCTTCTGTTCGATTGGCTTTCTGTTCATGGGCTGCAAAATTCAAAAACTGAAACGATCCGCCGGCAGCATATAGAAGGATGCCTGGATGCCGCAAAGGTTAATTATAAATGGTCAAACCGCAGGTACAATAATGTAATGAAATACATGCGCACAGTATTCGCATTCCTAATCAAGCATGAAATAATCGATAAGAACCCATGTAATGATATTGATCTTTTGAAAGCCACCAGTAAAAAGCACAAGTTCTACGATGAGAAAACGCTGGCAAAGATCATGGAGGCTGTTAAAGAAAGTGATCCATATCTATATTTTGCCATCCAGTGTGTGTATCACTTATGTATCCGGAGTGAAAAGGAATTGAAGTATTTCAAAGTTCAAAATATCTTCCCCGAAAGAATGCAGGTTCTGATCACTGCCAGTGGGAGTAAAACAAAATCTGATCGCTTTATCCCGATGAATAAAGACATGCTGGCCATCTTTAAAACCCGGGGAATTCTTGATCACCCTCATGATCACTTTGTATTCAGTGTACCGCATAAAAACAAATTTATGCCCGATGGAGGGCCTGGACCCATTCCATTCAGCACCGGTTTTTTTTCCAAAAGATTCTCTAAAATAAGGAAGCGATTGGGGATCAGTAGCGACTATACAATCTACGGCTTTAAGCATACCAGGGTGATTCATTTAAAAATCGACGGGGCAACAGATGCAGAAATAATGAGTGTTACCGGTCATTCAGATTATGGCAGCTTTGCAAAATACCTACGTGACATAGGAGCTGCGATCGATGGTAGCCGTATCGCAGGACTTTCCAGAAAGCTTTAATTTATAGTGCATATTATAAAACTATATTAATATGTATTTCATTATAATACAAATAATGTTGCAAATTATTAAACCAAAACGCGGTAGTGTTGCACGGCAAGTCCTGATTTCGCGGCGTCCGTACAGCCGCCCTATAGATATATGACAGACCATGGATCTCCATAAACTATGCTCTAT